AGTCAGAATAGTCTAGCAGAAGACTTCTATAAAATGGATGTTAACAATGATGATAACCTATCAATCTCAGATGTTTATCTAGTCTATATGAAAATAATAGGAAGACCTTGGCGCACTGGAGTACCCAATTACAGACTGTTTACACCATCGGATTGGTCAACTATAACAAGCTCTTCTTCAAATTTAAAAAGTATTTATTCCGGACAGCAGACTTATACAATAACCGGGTTAACAAATAAAGGAAGTTCAAACTACTATTTAGTAAGAACAGGATACGCAAACTAACTTATACTTATGATATTATCAATTTTATTAGCAATCTTTTCACTGTTTCAACCAGCACCCCAGCCTAAGTTTGTACAAGTGAAAGTAGAAAACAAAACCTCCATTAACCTTATCGGTGAAAGACCGGTAACCTTTGGAGTAAAAGAAAACATGGAGGAGCTTTTGGCAAATGAAGGATACTCACCAAATGATACTATGGGTGTAGTATGCCGGGTAACAATCGATTCTATACAATCACCCCAGCAGATCTTAAATATAGTCGGAACTAAATGGTTAAGAAAAGATTATCTAGTGACTCTTACAGTATGTATGGATGGTGAATGTAAAACAAAAACTGGAAAGCGAAAGACTTTCATCTTTGCAGCATTTTTAGAAGTTGAGAATAACGAGATACCTTTAAATCGAAAAGCATTTTCTAAAGCTCTTTTAGAGGGTTTACGTAAGGCTTCCGATATTTAGTAATATTTATAACCAAAGAAACTTTATTTATTATGAAAAAGATTGTATCTTGGGTAACTGGTCTTCTTAAAGACGAAAAAGGAACCCCGTCATCAAAAAGATTTATCGGAATTTTAGCAGGTATCAGTTTATGTGTTACCTTATTCGCTAACTCATTTACAGAAGCACACTTTGCTCCTGCAGAGTCTTTAGTTAACGCAGTTGCAGCATTAGCCTTCGGAGCTCTAGGACTTGCATCAGTAGACAAGATTTGGGGTAAGAAAGAAGAAGAGAAGTAATTATGTTACTAAAAAGAGGTGTTAATAACGACCTTGTAAAAAAGGTTCAAGGTAAATTAGGTGTTGAGCAAGTAGGTAATTTCGGACCTAAGACTGAAGCTGCTATTAAAGAGTGGCAGTCTAGTAACGGTCTTACCGCTGACGGTATTGTCGGACCAGCAACTTGGAAAAAGATGTTCGGTGAAGATATGCCTTCTGCAGCTCCGGTAATTGAGCATGCAGTAATTCCACCTTCAGAATTTAAATTAGATGCTTTAAAAGGACATATTCCTGATGCAGTAATTGCTCAAATTCCTGATACTGCTGCTAAATTTAATATTACAAATCCTTTAAGATTGGCTCATTTCCTGGCACAGTGTGCTCATGAATCTGGAAACTTTAGAGCTGTTTCTGAAAACCTAAATTATTCTGCAAAAGGCTTAAAAGGAGTCTTTGGGAAATACTTTCCAGGTGAATTAGCTGAATCATATGCTAGAAAGCCTGAAAAGATTGCATCTAGAGTTTATGGAAATAGAATGGGTAACGGAGATGAAGCTTCCGGAGAAGGTTACAAATTCAGAGGTAGAGGGTACATCCAATTAACAGGAAAAAACAACTACACTAAATTTGGATCTTTTGTTGGAGAAGACACAATAGCTAATCCAAACCTAGTATCAGAAAAATATCCTTTAGCTTCAGCTGCATTCTTCTTTGATTCAAACGGACTTTGGAAGTATTGTGATGCTGGGGCTGATGAGTCTGCAGTTAAGAATGTAACCAGAAGAGTTAACGGAGGTTACAACGGGTTAGAAGATAGACTTAAACATTTTAACGAATACTACAATTTACTAAAATAATTGACATGAAAACGACCTTAGCCGTAATTTTGTCCGCTACTACAATTCTTGCATTCCTTTGCAGTTACTTTCTAGAGTTAACAATGGATAATGTAGAACAGTATCTGGCAGTTACGGCTTTGGTATTCATGGATGGTTTTTTCGGCATCATGGCCGGAATCAAAAGAGAAGGTTTCAAAACCTACAAAGCAATCAAAGTTTTAAAAACATTATTCTCCTGGACTATTATACTAACAGTTCTTTTAATGATTGAAAAAGGATTCACAGGAACGGGATGGTTATCAGAAACAGTAATAATCCCATTTATAGTATTCCAGCTAATCTCAGCTCTAAAAAACGCCTCAATGGCCGGTCTCATGAATCAAAAAGAGCTAAATTCTATCTTAGACAGGATAGATAAACACAAAGGAGACCGAAAATAAGTTGCCTTCAACTATTTATTAACATACATTTACTGTATGTTGAGAAAACTATCTAAAGGACTTTTTCCGTTCTTAATAGCAGTAACCGCATTATCCGTTTCAGGATCGGCTGCTTATGCTAAGCTGGTAATCGCTTCCTTACTACATCAATACTGGAAGACAATGAATAAACTGCTGAGAGCCTATCTAACACTTGCTACCATTATATTAATAGGTATAACTTCGGCAGGTATCTACGGATTCTTATCCTCAGCATACCAGGAAACGGCAACTAAAGCCGGGGTAATAGATAAACAAGTAGAATTACTTGAAACTAAAAAAGTATCTTATCAAAAAATTAAAGCTCAATACGACACCGAAAAACAAGCAATAACAAAAAATATATCATCACTAAGAAATGCTCTTGGAAATAATACACAGTCTTATGTCGATACTGCCGGTAGGGTTATTACTTACTCTTCTTCTGCTAATAGAAAGGCTTTTGAAAGACAACTCGAAACAGCAATCGTAAAAGACGAAAAACTAACACAAAAAATACAATCGTTCAACGACACAATCATTAAATTAGAAACCCGGATTGTAGAAGTTCAATCCAATTCAGACCTAGCCTCAGAATTAGGACCGTTAAAATACCTATCTGGTCTTACAGGAAAGCCGATGGATGAGATCATTAATATTTTACTTTTAATTATTATATTTGTTTTTGATCCTCTGGCAATCTCTTTGGTAGTAACGGCAAACTTTGCTTTCAAACAGGCTTATAAAAAAGAAGAAGAGCCGAAAGACTATACAATGGAGGAATTCTCTGAAGAAGAGATTCAGCAATTCTATGAAGATACTTCCGATTTTGAAGAAGCAAGTCTGGAAGACCTACCAGAAGAACCTTATGAAATTTACGTCTCCGGATCTGATACTGAAACTAAAGATTGGGAAATAGTAGACGAAGAAAAAGAACTCCTAGATACCTACGATACAGACGGAGACGGTAAAATTGATGCTGACGAAAGAATAGCGATTGAAAACAAAATAAAAGATCTTCAAGAAAGAAAAAGTGATTTAATTAAAAATCCGAATTTTTCATCTTGGAAAAAGAATAAAGAGTTACAGATTCTAGATCAAACAATCGCCAATCTAAATAACATACTTACTAAGTACAATAAAGACGATGATGACGATCTAGTCATTAAGTACACCTAAATCTTGCCTTTTTACTTTTTAGTTCATATCTTTAGGGTATGATTGTAAAACGCGTTTATAAAAACGAGGATGGAGAGTCTGTTTGGACTTTTGATACAAATAAGAATCCTCACAACCCGATCAGGGTAGAGCATAAATATTCCGATGAATGGAAAGAATATATGAAAGCTCCTAAGAAAAAAGTTGCACGCAAAAAGAAAAGTTCGTAAATTTAGCAATATGAGTCAAAGTAATCTTAATATACTAATGGTCATGATTGGCCTATTTTTGGCAATGTCTTTAGACATGATGGTACGTAATCTTCTTATAGGTTCTATTCAACTAGGAGTTTGTGTATGTTTATTTACAGTTCTTAATCACTACTATGCAAAAGATGAAAAACCAGAAAAATAATAAGTACCTATCCCTCTACGACTTCTTAAAAAGAGCAGCCGGTCCAGAATTAGGGGCAGTAGTTGAAGCAGCAGCTAGAAAAAAGAAAGTAAAAATTAAATCTAGAGAAATCAGCAATCCTGTATACTCAGGGAAGGTTTGCCTCTACCCGGAATCATTTTTAAAGGAGTATTTTGGACATGGATAGACAGCAGATGATAATCGATTATCTTAAGAACGTTCTTGATAAAGACGCAAGCTTAACCGGTCAAGAGAGAGACTTAGGAAGAATCCTAGTTCAGATCTGGGAAAATAAACACTTTATAGAAGTTGAAGATTTAGGGAAATTGTCGTATTTTATATATAAACAAAAATGAAACAAGCAGTATTATCTTTAAGTGGAGGAATGGATAGCTCCACCTTGCTGCTTCGTCTACTTGCCGATGGCTACGAAGTAACAGCACTATCCTTTGACTACGGTCAAAAGCACCGAGTAGAACTTGAACGAGCTAAGTCTCTGGTTGATTATCTTAATCATCAGATTAGACCATTAGGTTACCCTAAAGTAACCTACCAGGTTATTAAATTAGACGGCTTGACTGAGTTGCTAAACTCTGCCCTAGTATCAGGAGGGGATGATGTTCCTGAAGGTCACTATGCTGAGGATAATATGAAAGCTACTGTGGTTCCTAACAGAAATAAGATCTTTAGTTCCATCATTCAATCAGTAGCATTATCTATTGCAAATGAAAAGAATACAGAAGTTAAGATCGCTATGGGAATCCATTCAGGCGATCATGCCATCTACCCTGACTGTCGCCAGGAGTTTAGGGATCTGGACTACCAAGCTTTTATTAGCGGTAACTGGGATTCTGATCGTGTCACTCAC